TATAGAAGGTTGACCTGGGTTAGTTTTAGATAAGTTAGCTGATACTGTATCACTATCTGTAAATATACTACCGTCTAAAGGAGAACTAGCAGTATATTGAACTGAATAAGCATGTGATCCGGTTGTAGTTAAATTTGTTGATAAAGATGTACCACTACCAGATGAAGCAGCTAATAATACTGAACCTGTAAATATAGATGCTGTTACAAAATTATAACCTCCATTATTCCAAGTTGCTGTAATAGTATAGGCATCACTTACTTTATTAAATCTATTTGTAGCAAATCCTGATTTAGCTAAATTTAAACTTGATGGTGCTGTAGGAGTACCAAAAACAAACTTTAATCTATTACCTGAAAACGATACAGCTACATCATTATCAAAATCAGCTACTTCTATATGTTCTAATGAATGAGTAGTACTAGCAGATAAATAAGCTACTGGATTAAATGATGCTGATGCTACAGACATTGAACTAGTCTGTGAGTTAGTTATAAATGACCCTGTGTCTGAATTGGTAATAAAAGAACCTGTGCTAGCATCTGTTAAAAAAGAACTAGTATCTGCATTTGTTAAGAATGAACCTGTTTTATTATCGTCTACTAATTTTACCCAAGCTCCTCCATGAGCATAATAAGCAGCTCCTTCAGAGTGTACATGAGCAAACATTCCATGATAAACTGTAGCATTAGGTAGTGCTGCTAAATTATCATAATGAAATCTTATTTTATTTCCTTTAGCGTTAGAATCTAAAGTACCAGATATAATTTGACTACCTGAAAAAGTATTGCTGCCGGTAAGAAGAGCAAAAGATGAAGAGTTAATACTAGTTAAATAAGAACTAGTAGCAGCCATTAAGGCAGTTACTTCTCCATCAATAGAACCAGTAAATGTATTAACCGAAGCTGAGAAAGAATTAAGAGGTCCTAAATCGCTAGAGCCGCCGCCTCCTGAACCTGTTGCTACTGTAACATTAAAAGTAGAGTTATCTCCTTTAGTAAAGGTTATAGTATTATTAGTAGCACTAGCTGTACTGATTAAAGAACCAGTAGCTGTTTGAGCAGTACTTACAGCTGCGCCATTTAATAAAATAGAACCAGTAACTTTTAACGAACCAGTTAAATTCGCATGAGTTGATAAGTCCTTACTAAGCTGTTTCCATTTAATTAACGCCATTATGCATTCACTTTACCAGTTAACATATATTCATCTGTAGAATCTATACTATAATTTAGACTACTACTAAAAGTAACTACTACATTTACTCCGCTCCCTGTTACACTATGTACTGCGTCGTTTTCAACAGCTACTCCATTTATAAATATCGTGAAATCATTCTTACTTTGAGTAGGAAATCCGTCAGGAATAGTAGCTAGAGAAGTTGATACCCAGGTTAGTGAAGCGGAAACAGAAGCTGAGCCTGTTACAACGTTAACTGTTTTAACTGTGCTTGTTACTGCGTTGTTTAATACTGTATAAGCTTTTTGTTCGCTATTCATTGCTTCTTCTATTGTTTGTTGTACAAATTTTCCTCCGTCGACAGCTAGATCAAAAAATCTAATGCCTCTAGAACTTGCTCTTGTTGTGGAATATCTAGGCATATTATATATTATTTATATCTTTTACTGTTTCAACTCCAAAACTTACTGATGCTTTACTAAAATACTTACTAACTCCTTGAGGTAGAGTATTAAAGTTATCAGGTACTATATGTCCTAAAAGGTTTATTTGAAAATCAGTCTTAACTGTTCTATCTTGACCTTGAGTTATATTAGTATTCGTAGTATAATTATCTATCATTGCTCTAAACTTGAACTTACTAGGGTCACCCCAATAAGAATCAGAAGCATAATTGATTGATTCTACTATTTTATTCATCTGTTCTATATATTCAGTAAAAATAATACAGGAGTAAGTTAAATTAACATAATCTGGTACTACTACTGCTTGATATTCTTTAATTATATTTCTATTATTAAGTAAAGAAAATCTATCATATCTGTTTTTACTTGAATATTTTTTTTCAAAAACTCCGAAATTGTTAGGATTGTTAGCATCCATCTTATTTCCTAAGTTTCTATTTTTTTCTATACTATCTCTTTTAACTATAATAAGAGGTAGTTGTATTTTGCCGTGTCTATCTCTTATAAAACCGTTTTTTTGTACTGCAGACCATCTTTCAGGCGAACCATATAGTACAGGAACATTTTTTTTCTTACTATTTTGCATTACAGAAGGTTTTATTACTTCTTTAAAATAGTAAAAAATAGCTTCATCTATATCTCTTAACCCTACAGAAAACTTTTTAACGTCATCATTCTTCACTGAACGTTGAAGTTCTCTCTTTTTCAAGTTATTAGTAGGAACTACTGAACCACTATAGTTTTCTACACCATAAGGTTTTAAAGTTTTCTTAGATAACTCTTCTTGTGATGGTGGGTTTATATTAATATCCGGCATATTTTACTTTATTAATTATAAATAAGCTGTTCCTTCAAAATCAATACCAGTTGATTCTCTTTTTGTCATGTGACAGTCACAGATAATCGATATAGAAGATCCAAATTTATTTCCATATGAAGTTAAATTGTAACTTTTATCTCTTCCTAGCATTAATTGATTTTCTCTTACCGTATCTACTACGTAATAATCTTCTTGCCAATTTATAATATCACCTACTTCAGGTACTACGCTTATATCAGCTAAATCAGGGCGTAAAAAAGCAAAAGATGCTTCTCTCTGTAAGTCAGGTAAAGTAAAATCATCTATACTAACTACTTGATCACCTCTTGTTATTAAGCAATTAAGTTTAGCTGGTACGAAATACGTTTTAGTTAATGCTTCTCCGTATATATTAGCATCAGTTTCTTCTAAATTAAGTTTATAGTATAATATTTCTTGTTCTACTATATCTTTTAGTAGTTCTCTATTTACTTTTACCAATAATTCAAAATCTCTATTACTTCCGAATAACATTACTTCTCTTCAATAGTATTATCTGCTATTTCAATAGCACTTATAAAATTATATTTACTTAATGCATTAGTTTTAAAAGCTTCAAATGCTTCAGCTGATTCTTTTTGAGATATTAACTTTACTTTTAAAGTTTCTCTATTATCTCCATCCCCAGAAGCAGTAGTAACTGTAGTAACTCCTGGTAATGCTCTTAATAATTCGGCTAAATTGTTGGTATTTTCACTACCATCGTAAATAACCTGTACCATACCTTCGTATGTTCTAAAGTCAATTTGTTCTCTTAATATATCTAATAGCTTCATTATCCTATATATATACCCATCGGTACACCTTTCAACGCATCTCCTATGTATTGCGTCTGAGTTGCTTGTAATTCTAACTGGTTATTTAAAGAAGCAGTATTTAATAGTTCTCTTAATTCAACTATGTATGCTTCTTTTTCACTTCTTACATCAGCTAACAAGTCAGCTTGGTTTAAAGTAGCTTCTGAACCAGGTACTGGTACTGTTTGATACTTACCTCTTACATAAGCAAGCATTTCTTTACAGATAGTAGCAGCATATTTAAAGATCCACTGCCTACCAGTAGAATTAATATCAGCATAAACAGGATTTTCAGTAGGAACGTTAGATAAATTAGTAATTAATCCGTCATTACCACAGCAGTTACCGCTTCCATCTACTCTACTACTTGCATCTGCCTCAGCAGCTATATCTAAACTGTCGTCTACGAATCGTTTATCTTCCCTTTTAAAATATTCAAAGTATAAACTACCTGTATCTTTAGGTATAGGAAATAATTTCAATTGATTATTAACTATTTCAAAGGAATAAGCTGATTTTCTTACTTGATCATTCAATTCTATAGCTTGTATCTTAGCTAAATCGTAAGATATAGGCATTAACATGAAATTTATACCAGGACTAAACGATCCAAAGTCAAAAGCATCCATTAATGATTGGATACCTGTGCCAGTTCCTGCATATGGGTCAAAAAACCTCTGTATCGCAGGTGGAGCTTCATAAAATACCTTTCTTATCTCTATTCCACCGCTTATTCCTTGGTCTAAAGCCCATTGATTAAGGTCATAATTCTGTTGATCCTTATTTACTGCTATAGATCCTGTATATTTTGTGGTAAATCCTCCAACTCCAGCTTCCATACCGTATTGTTGAGAGGTTCTTATAGTATTTTCTAAAGAAGGTCTAACTAATAATTGGTTAATAGCATTTGCTCCTGATTGTCCTTGTAAATTAGTAAATTGTTGTGATGCTATTGCTTGGAATATTTCATTACCGTAAGAAGTTACTGCTTCTTCGAATGCAGCAAAGAAAGAACCAGAGCTTAATTCTACATCCATCATAGGAAATCCTAGTTTCCTAGCACAGAACTCTGCTACCTTAGGTGCATCCTTTTGAAACTCTAAATCATCGTCGTAGAAACCAAAAGGAGTAGATTCTCCTGCTACAAAAGTAGCATTCCCGTCATATATTGCTATATTAGCCATAGTTTATTATTTAGATACTAAAAAGTACTCTACTGTTGATGTAGTATCAACTGGAGTAGCTTTAATTTTAGTAATATTATCAAACGTAGTTACATTTTGAAAACTACCAGTAAAGGAAGTAGTATTTATCATAAAACTTCCGGAACCAGCTACTGCTATATTAAAGTTTTCAGTAGATGAAGATACTTGTAATATTACTGAACCCGTAGAGTGATTAGTAAATCTAAAATACATTAAACTACTACTTACGAATTGTCCTGCTCCTACACTATTTGAAAAATCTACCACATCAGAAAAAGATCCTGATGTTATATTAAATATTCTTTCATCATGGTTGCTAGCAGACGGTAAAGAAACATTAAAACTAGTACCTCTTTCTTTTCCGTTTAACTTAACTCTCTCTTGGATAAAGTAATTTAAATTAGCCATCTTATATTTTTTATTATAAATAGTTAAAAAAAAAGAGGCCCGAAAGCCTCTCTTTAGTTATTCTTAACCTTTCTTTTTCAGAATATGGTATAAGACGAAGGCACCTACTAATCCAAGTAAGCCTTCATTGCTCAGTCCGCCTAATATCCCCATGATATTGTCTACCACAGATACATTTGGCCAGAATGGTATTACTGCACCCTTAAAGAGCACTTCTAATACAACTCCCAGTGCAATTATACTTACACCGATTTCAGTTAATTGATTGGCCCAAGAGCCTATCTTCTTTAAAAAATCCATATTTAATTGGTTTTTAGTTAGACAAAGATAACTGTCCGACTTCTATAATAGAAAGGAATTCCATGATTATAAATAGGCAAAAAAAAAGAGGCCCGTTAGGACCTCTCTTTATCACTGAATTCTAAAAGTTATATCTTATAAATCGTTAAGATCTGAGATAAATACTTTTCCGTAGAATTCTGGTCTAATCATCTTCTTAGCATATCTAGTCATTAAACCTTTTCTTGGAGTGAAGGTTTCTGGGTCATATACTAGAGGAGTCATCATCAATGGTACATATGGAGCATATACCGCACCAGTTTCAAGGAATTGTGAACCTCTATATCCCATTAATAGGATGTTTTCAGTCATATAAGGATTCTTATATACTCTGAATCTGTTTGCAAGGTTTCCAACTCTTTGTACACCAAAGTTGAAGTCCATTTGATCACCATCAGTATTAGCAGCATATCCTGGAATTGATTCTAAGATAGTTGCAACGTTTGGAGAACAAACGATGAAGTTCGCACCACCTCTAAGAGTTTTTTGGTGAATCTTGTTAGATACTTTTTGGATTTTAGTTCCTAAAGTTTGGAACCACTCTCCTTGAGAATTGTAGAAGATTGGGTTTAAGTTAGCCCAAGCTGTACCATTCCATACTCTGTTTGATTTAACAGACCATCTCTCAGTAGTAACTGCGTCTTGAATAAGCATATCAAGGATCTCAAGATCAATCTCCATTGAGATATATTCACTCAATAAAGAAGTTAACTCAGCCTCAGCGTCAATGCTGTGGTATGCGTTAAGATCTTGAGCGAACTCAGGAGTCCATTGTGCTTTTAATTTTCTAGTTTTAGCTACGATAGCCTCACTAGCTAGTTTTACGTCAACGTTAGGGATTGTGATTGAAGTATCAACTGCAGCAGTAGAACTTGCTTCAAAATCACCTCTTGAGTTGTCAGCTGGTTGCTTGTAGTACATTACTGATCCTGTAATACCACCGTCGTTTTCAACTGTTACATTTGATGCTGTAATAACAAATGTTACGTTGTTGCCAGATACAGTAGTTAATTCAGGGTGTGAAGTAACGTCAGTTGAACCAGAGAAGAATCTAAATGCTCTTACACCTTTTAAGTCAGCGCTTAAACCAGATAATGATTTAGTAGCTGTTATAAAGTGATCAACGTTTAGATCGTCGTTGTAAGCGATAGATGCTGAAGTAGCAGATCCTGTGTCATCTTGGAAAGTGACAGAAGCAGATTTCATTGAATATCCAAATTGACCTGCGCCATAAAGACCACCAGAAACTTCCTCATCAACACTCATTTTGTTAGATGCTGAAGATACATTACCGTACATGTTAGTACCAGCAGTTCTACCTGATAGGTTAGATCCATATTTAAAATCTAAATAGAATACTAGACCTGAAGGTAAATTCATTGGTTGTACAGAAACGAAATCTTGAGCTACGATTTGAGCGAACACTTTTCTAACTAAAGGTAAAGCAACACCTGCCCACTGCTCACCTTCTCCAGCAGTAAAAGTACCACCAGTTCCAGTTACGTTAGCCTCAGCAACGATTTGTTTAGCTTGGTTTTCCAAGATAACTGCCATGTTATTTTTGACTCTGTTATCTTCGATACCTTCTAACAAACCTGAATCTTGCCATTTGTTGGCTAACTTTTGAGAGTCAGCTAGCATACTTTTGTAGTTGTTCGAGCTCTCTAATAGGTTGTTAATTTCCATTTTTAAAAAATTAAAGTTTCGTTAATAAAATTATTTAATTATACCGGCTAATTTCTGCATTCTTCTAACAGTATCAGAAACTTCGTTTATTACTTCTGGTTTAGAAGCTGTAGTTCCTGTTGCTTTAGAAGCCATGCCTAGTTTAGTTTTTGATTCTTTGATAGTATTGCTAGTTTCTTTTTTACTAACTACGCTATCAGAAACAGTTTCATAAACTAATTTAACCTCTTTAACAGTTTCTGCTTTATCAAAAGCAGCTATAATGTTAACTTTTTGACTTTCTGAAAGGTCATTAGATTTAAAGATCTTGTTAACATATAAAAGTTTTGAATTTAGTATATTTACTTCGTTCAATTCTTTCTTTAAAGTTTCAATAGTTTCTAATGCTTGAGATAACTCATCATTTTCTTCTGTTTCAACTTCTTCGTTAACAACTTCTTCTTTAGCTTCTTCTTTCACCTCGTCTACTTCTTTGTCATGTTTACCTTCTGATTTTTCGTCATCTTTAGGTGCTTCGTTAACTTCAGCAGTAGCTTCTAGTTCTTTAAGTAACTCATCTAAATCAATTTCTTCTTCGTCTTCGACCTCAGCATCAACTGGTGCATCTATAGCAGGCTCATCGCCCATACCTTCGATATCTCCAGCATCCATGTCTGCAGGTCCTTCGGCTCCATCACCAACTTCTTGAGCTATGATGTCTCTGATAAGATCCTTAAACTGATCAACAGTTAAGTTGCTTACATCTTCATCACCTTCAGGAGCGTCATGGTCTTCAGCTTCGTCTTCAGATTTTTCTGAATCATCCTCAGCTTCGTCTACTTCAACTTCAGCTACATCTGCTTCTACTTCTGCAAGATCTTCGTCCATTTCTTTTTCCTTAGGAGCTTCCTCGATAGATTCCTCTTCAGATACTTCTTCAGATTCTTCTATTGATTCGTCTTTTTTATCATGCTTAGCTTCGTCTTTTTTCTTGTCATGCATTCCTTCATCTTTCTTTTTGTCATGCATTCCTTCTTCTACCTCTTCTTCATTTACGTTTTCTACTTCTTCGTTCTTGGAGTCATCCATTTCTTGAAGTTTAGCAGCTAACATATCTTTTAAATGAGGAGTTAAAGACTCTTCTAAAGCTTCCTTAGCGTTAGCAATAGCGGCTTCTCTTACAGACTTAGCTTCAGCAATAGCTTGCTTGAATAAATCTTTGTTTGCCATTTTAAAAAAATTGTTGTGATTCTACGATTATTAGGAATCGTAATAAGAATTATAAAAGTGTTAGATGCAATATAATGATTGCATATTCTTTATATAAATATATACTTTTTCTGGAAACCGTTACGCTCTTAAAATATCGTTTATGATATTGTCTAAATTAGAATATTTAGAGGCTTTTTGTTTAGCTTCATTTAAAGCTACAGGGTTCATGAAAGCACCATGAGTTGAAGGATTAGATACAAAATCCCAGCATACTAATTCAAAGTCTGGTTGTACTTCTAAATGCCCTTCGTTAGTTTGAGAAACTGAACCAGTACCTCTAGACGATATACCGATAGTATGACCAGCTTTAATAATTTCTTTTACTATATTACCAGCAGGAGTATTTAGTAGTTCGACTCTACCCATAAGGTCATTTCCGTCCCACCATAAGTCTTTTACCACATGAGAAGCATTCTTTAAAGATACTACAGGAGTTTCAGGATGATCTAATTCTCCAAATGCATTACCTTTCTTTACAAATTCTTCTACATATTTTTTAGCTTCTCTAGCTAACAAGTCTTTTTTATATACTCTACCATTTTGATTTTCAGCTAATGCTCTTTGCATTATACCTTCTACTTCGAATACTCCAGGTCTTCCTTTAGCTTCTCTAATGGTAGGTTTAAATGGTGTTACGTCTACTAATAATTGTGCCATATTAGAAATATCTTTTTACTGGTGCGAATACAGTTTGTTTAGGAGATTCTTCATTTTGAGGAGTCTCTATATCTTTAGGCATAAATTTAACTTTAGGAATTTCTACCCCTTTCATTAATCTACTACCTCCAACCATTCTTGAATCTTTATTAAATGCGGATTCTATAGCAGGTGCTAAAAATGCTCCTACTTTAAGACCATCTTCGTTTTCTACATCTCCTACTTTATCAAATACGTTTTGTAGTTTTTCTTTAGTCTTAGCTTGATAAGATTCTATATCAGTAACTATATTTTGTAAATCGTTCAATATAACTTGCATACCTTTATAACCGCCATAAGTATCAGCTAATGCAGCTAATTCTTGAGTAGCAGCTTCATTTATAGTATCTTCGTTTAATGACTTTTTAATAATAGTCTTGATAGCTTCTTTTAACTGCTCATTCTTATCATTATCTTTACCCATTGCTTTTTTTATAGCTTTGTCTTTTGCAGCCATATAATCATCAGAATCTATATCTCCGTCTCCGTCATGATCTTTACCTTTCTTTTCGTCTACTCCTTTAGCAGCGTCTTTTATTTTTTCGATATGAGAATCTAAATAATCAACATCTGCTACATCAAGCCCCATAGTATCAACTTGATCTTTAATAACGCTAACTAAATATTCAGCACTCTCTAATATTCCAGCAGCATATTCTGAGTCTTTTAGTGCTTTAATTTCGTACATAAATAGTAAATCATGCATTTTAGCTAATCTAATTGCTTCTTCTTTATTATACTCTTCTCCAATTTCACCAGCTAGTATTTTTTCAAAAAAGGCTTTAGCTCCAGGACATATTTTAAAATATCTAGTTTGGTATCCATGAACATTTACATTATATTTATCAGCAGCATATTCTCCTTCATTTTTTCTTCTTTTATGACCGTGGTGTGAAGAATTAATTATTTGTAATTCAGTTATAGGAATATCTTTAACAGTTTTACTTCCTTCTTTAAAGAATACATCGTAATGAGTAACTGTGCCATCTTCTAATAAGGTATGCTGTCCTTCTAAACATATTCCATGTCCATATTTTTCATGTAGTACGTGGTTAGCACAATCGTGTTCTATTTCTTTCTCTTCTTCATTAAGACCATCAGCTCCCATCATATCGCTAGGACCAGGGTAGTTAACGCTAACAAATTCATTAAATTCATCTATAGGATCGGCTCCATCCATTAAATCTTGAAAATGAGTTTTGATAAACTCTTTTATGAGCATATCAATACCTTTTATTTCTCCGTATTTTTCTTTTATTCTTCCGATAGCTGAGGCAATAACTTCTTTTAGTATAGGAGTACCTTCAGCTTTAGTATAGTTACTAGGTCCACTTTCAGGTTTTTTATTACCTTTTCTATCTATACCCATTACTTCTCCTACTTCATCTTCAACTTCACCTACAACTTCATCTTCTATTTCTCTTATACTACTTACTGCAGCTTGTAATCTTTCTAACGATATACCTAAAGTTTCAGCTAAATCATCTAATCTACCTTCTTTTAGCATTACTTTAGCTTCTTTTAATTGTGCTTTTTTTAAATCGTTGAATAAATCTTTTTTTAATTCTCCTCTTTTAACAGGAACTTCTCTATCATGTTTATCTACATTACTAGATTCGCCTGCTACTATATCAATATAGTGATTAGGATTTTTAATTAAATTATCTTTAGCTTTTTTAGCTGCTTTTAAATATTCATCAGTAGTAACGTTTCTTTCATCGAATGGTGGTTTTAAACCAGCAGCTTGAAGTTCATAAAATATACCTCTTTCAAGTCTTGTAAGATCAACTGTTGCAGCTGGTCTTTCGTCGTATATTTCTACTCCTGTAGGTTTAGTTTCGAAAATTAATCCTTTGTTCTTTAGTATAGATACAGAGTCTTTAAATCCGTTAAATTGTGATATATATTGAGGGAATTCTTGTCTCATTTGTCTTACGAATTCCTTCTTAGCCATCTTACCTTCGTTGACGGCTCTAAACTTTTCTGTTGCGGTTACTGCTCTCATGTTTATAAATAGTCATATAGTTTAGTTGAGTATGGCCGTTCAGGACGGCTTACTTTCTTATAACCATGCTTTTTAGAGATTTTTCCAGCTCTATTAGCGTTTCCAAAAGCGTACTTAGTTTTGTAGTTCTCTCCAGCACCTGCTGAAAAAGAAGCTCCACCGCTTGTAGTATTAGCTTCTGATAGTACTTCTCTTACTAATTTTACTAGTTCAGATCTTGTCATAAGCTTTTTAACTCATTAACTAAATCGTAATATTGCATTAAGTTTACTAAATGAGTATCATTAACTTTATCAGTCTTTTTTAAAGGTTTAATACCTTTGATTACCTCATCTAATTTAATCTTAACTATATCATCTTTAACATTGCTAGCTAAATTAGTAACTTCTTTTATTATATTATCTAATTCAGTATTTACTAAATTATATAATCTTCTGTTAGAATTTACTGATGTTATAAATTCTTTTAATATTCTCTTTTGCTGAGGTAAAAGGTCTTTATAATTATCATTAAATTTTTCTAATAATATTTTAAACGTAAGCATTTTTAAATCTTTGTCATACTTACTATATTCTTCTATAAGGCTATCTTTTACCTTATTTTCATTTTGATCCTTTGATGTTAAATGTTCTAATAATGTACATTTATTAGCAACTAAAAAATTAGGATCTACAACATTAGAATTATTTTGAGCTTCTAATAAACAGTATAAAGAAGCGAGAGGTTTATAATCTCTTACTTCCATACCAAAAAACTCATCAATTTTATAGTTTTCTTTTATAGCAGAAATTAAATCATATTTCTGTTTTTTTAGTAATTTTTGATTAAGTTTCCTAGAAACTTCAGTAATAGTTGAAATTATAGTTTCTGCTTTACTTTGAGATACTTTTTTATTTCTTAAAATAAATTCGTATAATTTATATTCTTTAGCTAAAGTATTTCTACCAGCGAAAAATTCTTTTAAGATAGCTATAGCCTTAGATTCTTTATTATCTAAAGTATCAGCTGCGATCTGCTTTACCAGCAGTTCAAATATAAGTCCAGTATTACGATACTTTGAGTGCTTTATCTTCATTATATACGTTTACTATTATAAATATGTATTAGTTACCTAAATCTTTAATATTATCTTCATTCAGTAACTTTGATTTAGACTCATCGTCTTTTTTGAAAACAATATCTTTAAGATCCTTTTCATTTTGTAAGTAAACTGTTTGCGCTGTAGAATTTTCTAAAACGTTTTCATTGTCAGAAGGATATCCTCCTTTCATACCATGTTGACCAAGAGGATCTCTTCCTCCTACAGGATTATCATTAGTACCGTATACCGACATTTTCTCTCTAGGTCTACCACCTTCTGGGCCAGGTTCACCATGTAAAGGTATTTCTTCATAGCCTGTAGGTACTTCTCCAGGACCAGCTCCTTTAGGAGTTGATGTTGCTCTTCTACCGTACATAGATGCTAGATCATGTGGAGTACCGTAAGTAACTCCAGATTTAGCAGGATCGTTTCCTTCTCCTTCTATCTGAGCTAATCTAAATATACGTTTAGAATCTTCTTTAACTAAATCTCTCATTTCCATATATTGATCTTCAGATAAATCAAATATATTTTCATAGATATAATCTGTAGAGAATAATTTAGTATCTTTCATTTGATTAGCTAAATCTACTTTTTCTTTTAATAATGCTACTTTCTCTTGTTCAAATATAATAGAAGGAGTAGTTAATTTAATTTCAAAGTTAGTTAAACTATCACCTGTAAATCCTTGAGAGTATAAATGAACTAAGGCAATCTTAGTTAATTCAGATTCAACTATTCTTTGTATTCTTTCTACTGTTCTAGCAAATCTAATATCTTCTGCTGCTAATGTAGCTTTACCTTGCAAGTCTCCTTCATAACCAAAATACGCTTTAGGTATTTTTAATGCAGCAAATAATTTCTGCTGTAAATATTCTACATCGGCTTTACCGTCATAATCTAATCCCTTAGTAGTTTCAATACGAGTAGAAGTATCTCCTCCTCTTACAGGTAGATAGAAATCTTCCATCATATTCTGTAAGTTAAATTTAAGATTATATTGACCGTCATCTCCTACATAAGGAGTTTTTTTCATTTGATTGATAGTCTTTTGCATAAACTGTTCTACCTCGTTTGGTGGAACATTACCTACATTAATATAGAACATTCTCTTTTCAGGTGCCCTCATTATACGATGAATCAACATCGCATCTTCCATTAAAGTAGTTTGTCTAAATATTTTTCTAGCTGGTTCTAAATAAGAACGTCCATAAGGTAAATACTGGGTATCAGAAATTAATCTAAAATGAGCTACTTCATAGTTATCGAAGTTTACTACTTTTTTATTAGATTTTCTTTTCGGTAAATAACTAGGATTTTGAGAGGCTGCTAATCCGTCAGGATCTAATTGAAAAATAACTTTAGCAGGGTTTTCAGGATCTTCTCCTTCTCTTCTTACCATATGATATACAGTATAAGGAAGTACGTTATAAACTCCAAATTTTTCAGATATTTCTAATTTTAAGAAAAAATCTCCGTACTTACACATATTTCTAATCCATGACCATAAATTAAATTCTATATTTAATACGTCATAAAATAAATTATAAAGTACTCTTTGAATATTTTCGTCAGATGATTTTATCTGAAGTATTTCGTTAACATCGTTTTTTACAGTAGCCTCATCAGCTAATATATCTAATGCGGATGCAATAATAGGATCTGTATCCATAGCTTCATAATCTGAATAAAGCTGGATTCTTAAAGTTTGATAATTTAGATTAGGATTAAATATATTTCTATTATTGTAAATATATAATCTACTAAATCTATCTATTAATGAATTTGTTTGATATCTTCCGGTTCTCTGAATCTGATTAACATCAGCTATTTTCAGCTCTTTTCCACCAATATTTCTTATTACTACATCTGTAGAAAATAATCTTCGAAGTCTACCAAATAGTGAAGTATCTGCCATTAAACGTTTAATTTATATATAAATAGTCTATTTTAGTAACCAAGTGATATCCTCTTGACCACCCGGTGTCTTTAAAAGATAAGGATTTTCTTTCTTATTTCCAACTGTTTTTATAATTGCTTGGTTTTTTGCATTTAAGTTAGAAAATGATGATAATTGTGCTCTAGCTAAGTCCATTCCTTGTTGTCTTAGTTTTAATGCAGTATCTCTTACATATAGTGCAGTTGCACAAGACATAAGTAAATCATCATTATACCTATCTTGAGCTTGAGGTTTTCCGTTTTTCCATACAAAAACTCTCATTTCTCCTAATAATCTTTTTGATTGTATAGTAACTGATTTCTCTCTAATGTATTCGATCATCTTTGCAATCACTAAAGGACGTGTTCTCATAGACATAGTAAAACCAGGAACTAATTTATCTCTTTCGTATTTATGCATATAAGATTCAACTGATTCCATATTAGATGTAGAGCTATAATATAAATTTTTATATTCTCTTTCTAGTATTTGTTCTATAGTTGCCCATCCTATATTTGCATTTTCTACTACTAAAAGTGCATCATTGTATTCAGAAGCTATTCCTACTAGTACATTACCAAAATCTTTAGGAGATAACTTACCTTTATATTCTGCTATTTGTACACAGTTCTCAACATCAAAGACATGAAAAGCAGAATAATCACTAGAATCCCCTCTAGCTACGTCAGCTACTACCATATAAGATTTAGAATAATCTACTCCTTCCCAAACCCATAAGTTACTGTCTACTCCTCTTCTTTCTAAAGGTTCTTTCTCATAAGTTTTTTCATAATATAGCATATCGTCTGGTTCAAATACAGTATCACCAGAGGCTAAGAAATCGCAATCACATTCCTGCCCAGCCATTCTAGGGCCTAAGTCTGAGTCTTGTTTATCTCTCCATTCTTGATTTCTTTCAGGATGTACTGTCCAAGGTAATCTAATAGGTAAAAATGAATTTTCTCCTGATATAGCTTTATCCCAAGTTAAATGAAACCAGTTACCTATACCATTAGGAGTTGATAAAGCCATACACTGACCACCTGTTGCTAAGGTTTGTTGAGCAGCTGTAAAGGTTTCTTCAATATTTTCTATAAACGCTGCCTCATCTATTAGTAGTAACGATACAGCTTCAGATCTTGCAGCATCTGCATTTGATGATTTTGCTTGTACTTTTGAACCATTTCTTAGTCTTAAAGACAATTTATTTTTTTCAACAGCAGGTAATTTTAACCACTTAGGAAGTTGATCATACATAAAAATAACTTTAGTTACTAAGTTCCTTGCTGTAGCTTGAGTTGTAGCTAATGCTAATACGTTTTTGTCTTTATGAAAAAGCATTAACCATAATGAGTATGCTGAAGCTAAAGTAGATATACCTAGCTGTCTTGACTTCAAAGTAATCGAGTATTGATTTTCTTTGTAAAGATTTAATACTTTTTCTTGAAAAGGGTAGAGATTAAATAATATTCTACCTCGCGTAGGATGCTGTATATAGCAATACTTACGCATAAAATAGGTAGGTTCTTTAGCACACTTAATATATTCTTGTGCTATTATTTTTTTTATATTCTGCGACATAACTCATTTTATATTTTTAATCTAGGTACTAAATCAGAAGGATTGGCTACTGTAATTTCATCTCCAATAGCATCTACAAAACTATCTTTTTCGTAAAATTTAAAATTACCATTTGGATCTGATATCATAAAAGCATCGAATCCGTGCTCTTTATAATAAGCTCTTCCTAATTTTTTAGCTAAATCTAATATAAATTGTTTAGCATTAAACTCTCCATTATTTATGTAGCTAGCAGTATCAAAGTTTAAAGGTGCATAACTACTATCTAATACTTTATCTATTCCAGAAATAATAGTAGTTTCATCAACTCCCATACTAGAAGCCTGTTTTACTACATCAGCTATTTTATACGGCCAAGCAGATTTGCTATAATTTTTTAATGCTTCTTTTTGTTCGTCATCTAGCTTTAAACCATCAACGAATTTATCAACTTTAGGTTTAACACCTTTAGTCCAATCACCTCTTGCTACTCCTGTTGGAGCTACTAACGCCCCGGTATTTCCAGTTCGAGATTTTAATTCTACCTCTTTACCTCCTATGTTTAGATCTCCTTTGGCTTTAGCTTTAGAAATATTTTTAAAAAATACTGATAAAAAAGCTTCTCCTGGACCCATCGATACAGTTCCTTGTATAGAATCTTTCATATCGGAGTATAATGATTTCAATTCATCAGGAGTAAAGCCAGGTATTTGTGAGTAATAGTTACCACCTTTAGAGTTAAATACTGGAGGATTAGAAGATAATTTTGCAAATTCTCCTGTTTTACCCATATCGGAAAGTAGTGATTGAAAATAAAGAATATCTTTTCTACTTAAATTTTTTGATTCTAAATAACTTTTCATTGAATCACCGTAACCTACATTCTTTGTATACTTCATCACTCGCTTAAGTACAGAAGGATCAGTTGTATTATTAATAATGCTTATTAGGTTTTTTTGAAGATCTTCTATATTATCGTCTTCCTGCTCGGTTAATTCTTTTATTAAATAATCTAAGACGGCTTTATCTTCAGGATTAGTTATATCAGGTGTTCCTGATTTAGTTCTCCATGCCCACTCAGTATATAATTTATCTATTACGCTCATTATGCTTCAGGTTCTTCAGCTGGTTCTTCAAAATCTATAGGTTCATCAGTAAGATCAGCTCCTCCTTCTTCTCCTCCAGGTTCATCTAAATCAGTACCTGCTCCAGTTCCTGCATCAGCTCCAGGAAAATCTCCTCCACCTGTATCAGCTGAACCGAAATCGTCATCTGCTCCTTCTACATCTTCTCCACCTTGTTTAAAAGGTGCTTGTTGATATAGTAAAGTAAGTTTATCTAAAGCTTGTTGATAATCGCTGATCTTATTTATATAATATCTTTTACCCATTATTTGAGCTTCAAAACCATCTCCTAACCATTTTAAAATATACTCTTGACCATTTTTTAAATTAATTCTAAAAGTACTTGGTCTTGGAGAAACCCAATCTATTGATTCAACAAAGTCTTTAAAATCTTCTGTCTGTAACTTAGTTATAGCTAACTTAACTGTAGGAAATTTATTTAGTATAATATCAGTACTATCTTCTAATACTGTATCTTTTGGAGCACTTGTATCAGGTTCCTCTTCAGGTTCTGGTTCTTGCTCTTTCATTAGATCGTTTAAATTTTCAAATAATAATTTATTTATATTTTCTTCTAATGATCTAGTTGCTTTGAAGATATCGTATTGTTCGGGTCTTTCAGTTCTTAAATATCTCTGTAATTTTCTAAAGTTTGTTTTAATTAGTTCAAATAATTCTCTAGCTGCTTTATCTGTTCTAACATCCTTATTTCTCATTAGATCTTTTATATCGTCAATTATTTCATCGTAATCGAAATATAATTTTCTAAAAGAAGGTAGTCTTACTATCTTATGTTTTACAGATCCAGTATTTTTATTTTCGCCGTCAAATTTAAAATATGTATCTAAATCTCTACTAAAGAAATCTTTTGGATGAATTTTTCCATACCTTTTTTCTATACTTTGTTTAAACTTCTGAGGAAGTTCTTCAGCCTTGTATGGTCCTGGTTCTTCTTGTTCTTTTATTACTTCAGAATATGCTTCTAATACTATATTTTCTAATTCTTTTTTATTCATATTACTTCATATCCTTTAAAGTTGCTTTGATAGCATTTCTAAATTTCATCAAAGAGTCTTTTGCAGCATCTTTATTTCCTGCTTTTAATGCATCTATTATACCACCTAGATGTTGATTCTCACTGTGATAATTTACGTCTTCGAAAGAGTTATATAACTTCTGTAACTTATCTACTGAAGAGCCTAAAGTAGCTTTTAAACCAGCTTTTAACATGCCTATATAATCAAAGTCATCAGAGTACATATCTCCTAGTCTATATTTTTTTACATTTTCATTTACAGGTACCTGTCTTTTTAAATCTTCAAATTCCTGAGCAACATGAACTGCAGCTCTAGCAAATTCTTTTATATCATCTCCATCTATTTGTATATATTCGAAACCTCCTCCTTTTAATTTAGGAGCAGTTATTTGTAAAGCTACACCATTGGGACCTGCAAATCTTTTCATTGAAAACTTATCTCCTTCGTACATATCAGTACCTTCTTTTATACTACCAGGATTTCTTAATAAACTAGCTA